TTGGATGGCTACCTATTAATATTTCTATTGATGATATATCCATTAGTGCCCATCATAACTTTAATAGCAGAGTATTTTTTGATATTGATAGGGCTATTTCTCTATTCACATTATTAATAATTAAAAGAACACATTCCATTCAAAAGAACACATTCGGATTAAAAAATGGATATATTAATATCCATTCAAAAGATTTAAGAAAATATGTAGGTAATAATTATAAAGAATATCTTCTATTTTTTGAAAAGAGTGAATATATAGTAAATTATAAAAGTGGTCGCAAAGGTTATTTATCAAATGATTATTCAAAACAATATAAGCTACATCCTAGCCTATTAAAGTCTACATCTATAACAGAACATAGAAAGTATTACAAAGTATCTTACACTTCACCTAGAACACTAGTAAAGCTATATGAAGCAAAGCAAAAGAAGAAGTTGGAAATTCTCAAATCAGAAACGAGAATTGAATTAAAGCAAAATGTTTATAAGCTTGTTGAGTCCATAGATATTGAAGCCTTTACTAGTTACTGTTTATCCAATGCAGCTACTTTTAAAAATGATGATATTCTTAATGATACATTAGTGAGAATATCAGAAATTAAGAGTGGTAATATAACATTCAATTCAAAGGATGAATATGGTAATCGTTTTCATTCTCCATTTACAAACACCACTAAAATATTAAGAAACTTTATTAAAATAAATAATTCTACTATCAGTGAAATTGATATCAAAAATTCTCAATTCTATTTTCTTTCTTGTTTGACTTTGTTTTCAAAAGCTTCTATTGAGTTATTAAAAGAGACTGGAATTCCAGTCATAAGACTAAAAGAAACGTGTCATCTATTAGATTACTATTATAACAATTATTCAGATTTTAAAGAATTTATAGATTTATGCTTGTCGGGTAATATTTACAATTACTTAATAGAGAATCTACCATTTAACAATCTCACTAAATCAAAGGTGAAAGACTTATGTTTCAAGGCTTTATTTTCTTCTTCAAAACAATGCGCATCATCAAAGAAGAAACTTAAAGTTGTATTTCCTAGTCTTGTTAGAGTTTGTGAAATAATCAATAGTACGGAAACTCCAATACCTCTATTATTACAACGCTTAGAGTCATCTATATTAATTGATAGGATTGCTTTAAAAGGCTGTGATAATTCAATTCATCCTTTTACTACAATACATGATTCAATTATATGTAGTGTTGAAGATGTTGATTTATTTGGGTATCTATTTGAAACTACATTTGAAGATGTAGGATTACCTTTACCTATACTTACTAAAAAATAACTCAAAAGAAATGGATACTAAATTGTGTAAAAAATATTATGAACTAAAAGAAAAACATGGGTCAGACTTTCAAAAATTTTGGTTGGAATATCGTATAAAAGAATACGGTTTATACTATCATCCAGCTTTTATAAAAGCTAGGAGTTACAAAGAAAAAAATACACATGTTGTATTCGCTTTAATAGATAACTCAACTGTAATTAAAATTGGTGAATCAAGAAAACTCTATAATTATCTATTGGAATTTTATGAAAGATGGGACAATAAATATTATCAAAAAACAAAAACATTTCCAACACTATATATCTTAGCGGATGAATTAGAAACTATTCAGGAAACCAACCTAATAAAAAAGAAACATACTAAACAATCTATTATCAGAAAATATAAACTTGATAATATAATTCATTCAGAACATTTATCTATTCCAATTATTAGCACAGAAGACTTTTTTAAAGAAATAAATTAAAAATATTTCTTGAAAACGATAAAACAAAGATTGAACTTTGATATATAATACTTGAAAGAACGTTATTAGTTTTTTAGTTATTCTCTAATTTTGTTTCTTTTAATATTCGTTTTTGACAAACAATATATTTTTAAATAAGAAGATGATTTAATAGTCATCTTCTTATTTTATGTCCTTTTCTAATTCCTCTTTTTCTTTCTCATTTTCATCATCAAATTCAGTGTTAATCTTTGGATTTCTTATTTTGAATAATTCAGGTATAAGTAAATCTATACTAACCATTTTTTTAATATAGAAATACATTTTTTTAGGTATAATATGTTTATCTATTTCATGTATGTTTTCCAATATTGAAAAGAAGTAAGTAACAGCAAAACCACCGAATATAAACTCAGGTAATTTAACCCAAGATATTAATGGTAATACAATTGATAATTGATAAGCCAATGTAATTATGATAATTGTAAAGGTTATATTTATTAGCATCCTTTGAAATGTAAAACTATTGAAGCTTTTGTTTTTGACTGATTTAATAATACCTGTAATCCAATCTATTATCATTAGAACCAATAATAAAACAATGGCTGATTTAGAAGAGTAGATAAATCCTAGAATAGTAGATAACACTGTGACAATTCCACCTATTGTAGATAGTGTTGGAGTTTTCGCACAAATTACCGTGGTTACAAAATCAGTGAAACTCATAAAACCAAACATCCATTTTCTATTTCTACTATTATAAATCACTTACTATTATTATTCATTTTTAAACCAAAACACCTAAAAATTGCAGTGGATTATCAAGCACATCTTTTGTTATGTCAGATTCATCCCTAGGAATTAATTCAGTTTCATTATAGATGGAGTAACCTACTGCATTTTGAAATGAATATGGTATATCTTCGCCTTCATAATAGAAGGTAGAATTACCATTTTCCAATATTCCTTGATGACCGTTACCACTACTATCGTAAACTATATTTCCATTTGTACCGTTAACTTCATCACTTTTAAGCCACAAGATTTCACTATCCAAAATAAAGACACTATCACCAAATCCTGTTTCAAAAATCTCGTTTTCTGATAATTCCCTAGAATGTATTCTAACATCAAATATTTTTCCATTTGAATGAATAGATGTGTTACTACCTATATACATTCTTGTTAATAAAGTAGACATACTAACATACACACCACCTACATCCGTGTAAGATGAATCCTGAAAAATTAAATTTGCTTGATTATCATAAACATAGACTTTCAAAGAGTTTCCCGAAGGACTACTATTACCATCATATGTAGCGGCTATAAAAAGCCATTGACCTTCATAAGCTGTAAGCGGTAACGTTTGTGATTGTAGTCTACTGCTATTAACAGAATCAAATATTGCAAATCTCAATCTATCTTGTCCGTTAGTAGTTAAAATATATTGGGAACTAATATCTAATATTATAAAATTAGTAGAATCAGACATATTTATCCATGCAGTAATACTAAAAGGTTTATCCGTTACACCATTAGAAAAATTAAAACTACCATCATTATCAAAATATAAATTATCATCTATACCGTCAAAAGTAAAACATCTCTTTGGCTGTGCAATAGTTGGTATTTGAGGTACAAAAACCTCATCAAATACAACCAATTCCGAACCTGAATAAATTTCATATTTATTCAGGTTCCTAGTCACAAAATTATCTTCTGGGTTAACTAGTATTCCTGTTACAAAATTATCTAAATCCGTAATTTGGTTGAGGTCAACGATATCAATTAAAGCTTCAACATTTCCATATTTTGATAACGCAACATCATAAATATTTTGACCCTCTTTTATATTATATAATTCGTTCGGCATCTATCTCTATTTCCATTTTTTCTAAATCAATTATATTGATTTTATTTACTCTAAATCCATCAGATTCTAATTGTAGTTTAATGAGGTTTTTCATTTCTAATACTCTACCAGTAGACCGAATATATGAGAATATACCCACACCCAAAAAAGGAAATTCTTTATAATATCCTTTGTAGCTATTTAAGATATCTTCTATATTTTGATTACTTGAATCTTCAATTACAAAGTCACCATTAATAATCAAAAGGTCACCATTCTCATCTAATGCAAAATCTTTATTATTCATACCTTATAAAGAAATTACTAGAAGTATGTTTAATATAATCTTAGGATAATGTACCTGTTCCAGTGCCTGTCACAGGTCCGGCTGGACTCGTTCCAATTATAGTTGTGGTTACTGTGGCAGTCTTTATATATGCATCAATAGCATCAGCTAAGCCCGAAGCCATATCACTATTAGAAGCATCTTGGTTATCTTCTCTGGTCTTCAAATCGTTTATAAGATTTAATATTTGGGCTTGCAATGTTGGTTTAACTAATGGCATTTTGAATAATTAATTTTTTAGCAAAGAATCTAATCTCATTTTGATATCTGTGAAAGAACTAAAATTAACAGGTGTACCACTCACACCTATTGGCGTTGTTACAGTCATCTGTGTAATAGCATCAAGCAAGTCAGATAGTATAAGCTTTAAAGATTCATTTTCAGTCTGAATAGTGATTAATTCAAGCGCAGACGTTTGACTGATAAAAGCATTATATTTATCCAAAAATGTCACAATCACAAAGCTATCTATTACAGGTTCTAATAGAATACCTACACCATCCGAAGCTGATAATCTCACATCAAATAATTCAAGCCCTGACTTCACTAATACTACATCACAAGTATTTTCATTTACTACTGATACAGTTGCTAATTCAGAAAAATATTGTTTTGAATCGGCTATTTTTTTTATACTATCTCTTATAGAAGACAATGATTTATATTCTTTTTATACCTTATAAACTTGATAAAATGGTTATGTTTATTAATTCAATTTCTGACTTATAAAGATTTCCTGTCTGAATCCGTTTAGTCCAAAAGTTGTTTTAACTGACTTAACTATATAAGTACCATTTCTCTCAGGGTATTTTAAATCTATTAATTTTACTTTATCACCATGTCTGACAAGTGGATTTCCAAACGTTATAAAAGACCCTTCAAAACCACTAAATCTATTTTTAACTATACTAGCTTCTGCAAAGGTTTTTAAATCATCTTCGGTTAAATCATAAGCAAATATTTCCACCGTTTCGCCTGCGCTATCTCCCATTGTGTATTCAATTTTTTCATTCTTATCATTAATAGAAGTTGCTTTAAGTTTTACCTTTCTTTCTTCTTCTGACTTATAAACCAGTGAATCTGATATAATTTGGTTTTGAAATACAAATTCTTTTTCTACTGCATAATCAACATCACCCGAATATGAAAGACCTACAAATAATTCACCATCTCTAACAAATGAATTTATTCCATAAGTATCTTTTAATTCTTCAAAGACTTGTGTTCCTGTTGCAGAGTCAATATAAAATTTACCTAGTTCTACATCTATTGTAATATTCAATTTTATTTCTGAAGAAATATCTGCTAACATAAAATCTATCAAATCAGATAGATTAACAGACTTAAAAGATTTTGAATAGGTCGCCCTTTTGAACAAATACATAGCATCCTCACAATGCAACTCTATCGTATTTGAAGTATTTACCTTTGCAAGATATCCTTCAAAAACAACTTGATAATTAAAATCATATCCAAGACTAATAGAAACTTTATCACCTAACTTAAAGATTGTTGAATTGCTACCAATAACTATACTCTTACCTTCATACTTTATGTTATTAGGTATCTTAATAATTGCTGTATCTGTGTAGGTTTCATAAGATGTATTAACTTCTACTTTATTTACATAATTAAATTTCAAATCACCGATTTCTATTATACTTGTTAATCTCTTCAATTCATTTATTTATAATTTTAGTTCAATGCTTTCATTTTCCGATGCTGTAAATGAAAATAATTGCGTGTTTGTGAAACCTTCTCTTTGTGGTAATACCTCTGATTTTACTCTAATTTCATAAATTGAAAATAGTGCTAGAAATTCAGATTCTACTTTAATTGAAACAGGTGCAGAAGTGATTTTATTAAATGCCTCTATTTCTTCAAAAGGATAACCTTTGTTCTCCGCTGTTATTACACCCGATACTCTAATTTCATAATCACCATTATTAATAAATTCAGCTACACTACCATTTCTACCATTGATTTGAGTTTCAATAATATTCTTAGTTCTACTTATTTCAAATAGCACAACATCTAATATTAATTCACTTCCAGTAATTGTTACAGATTCATATTTTTGAGTATTCTTATTAAATACTTCTTCTTGATAATCATCAACGGTAAATTTTGCATCTGTTAATATTTGTTGCCCTATAAAAGCCGAACTATCTCCAAATTGACTTTTATAAATTAGTGGTCTTAGTAGTGAAGTAGTGAAATTCTTTATCAGTAATTCAGTTTTCTTTGTTTTAAAATCACCAGTTTTATTTATTACATAATCTTTTTTATTTGGTTGAATTAAAGGGTTACTGGGTATATTGAAAATTGCCATTCATAGTTTTTATTTTTTAAGTGTTCAAATTCATAGACACATCAGAAACAGCACTTAAAAGAGTTTCTTTTATCATCTTTTCTATATCTTCTTTCGCCTCTGAAATGTTTGTAAAATGATTAGTATATGTTTCTATAAGCTTATTAATTGTAATGTTATTCACAATAGATTTAGAACCGCTTACACTTCCAATAGCAGAACCCAATTTATTATCAGCTTCTTTTGATTCATTTTGTTTTGATATATCTAGATTTTTAGCGGTATCTAATGCAGATATTTTTGATAAATCATTTGACTTATCATCTTTCTTTATACCATCATAATTTTCAGCAAAAGCATTTCTTCCTTCATCCCTTCTCCTAATCTTTTCAAATTCACTTATTGATTCGCTTTCAGGTTCTTCATAATCTAATTTCACTTTTTGTACAAAATCACCTGCTTCTTCGGGTGTAGTTGTTACACCATCCCACATTGATAAAAATCCTTCTTTTATCTTGTCTGTATCCAGTGTGAAAATTCCGATTATGAAATCACCTAGACCACCTAAAATCTGCTTCGCATTACTCACTAATTCAATGAATGTGTTCTTTATAACAGCACTAAATAATTTGATAGCCTTTTGCACCCATTCAGTTTTTTCAATCCAATTGGCTATAACAGATACTACTTCACTGATTTTAACAATTACAAATCCAACTACTTCCGCTAAACCTGCTATAAAAGGAGATACAAATTCAATTACACTACCAATTCTAGAAAATACTGATTCTAAAAAACTCCCACTATCAGATGTTAATCCAATCTTTTCAATGACGGAATTAAATGCTACTTGTATAGGTTTAAAAGCAGTCATCAGAGGTCTAAACATGTTACCTATTGCCTCACTATTAGTTTTAATAAAAGTCACTAGTGTAATACCTGCATCAACTAATTTTCCTAAAAATGGTAACATCATTTCACCTAGTCCAACACCTAATGCCGATGATAAACCGCTTAGAGTAGATAATCTACCTCCAAATGTTTTAGATTGTTTATCCATTAAATCACCCCATTTTCCTGTCTTTCCACCGATTGCTTCTAATGATTTATCAAGAATATCAAAGCTTATTTTTCCTTCACTTGCAAGCTTTTTAACTTGTGAAGGTGGTACACCTAATGCATCACTAAGATTATCTACAATCGGCACACCTGCCTCTACTAGTTGATTAATATCTTCTGCATAAATAGTACCTGCCATTTTAGCCTTACCATAGATAGTAGTAAGTTCATTGAAG